CTTTGCAGAAAGCTATTGCTAAATCTAACAAGCAAGAATCATCTAATGATGATACAACATCAACAGATAAGTCTAGCGAAGCTAGTGCAAAACCCACAGAGGCTACTAGCGAAGCTAAACCTGCAACAAAAGAAACAATCTTTAAAGAGTTGCTTGCCATATGTAAGTCTAGTGATGTAGACATTATGGACATTGCAGAGATGCTTCTAAGAGAAGCTGATGCACTAGAGAATAACCATAAGGTTATTAAACAAGGTACTGATGAATGGACTCAATCTGTAGTTGCATCATTATAAGTTTACTTATAGGTTACATTAGGCTCACTCCCTAGCTTAGTGTAACTTTATAAGTTAACTAGTCCGATGACGGACTTAATTAATATCATGAAAGGATATTATTATGGATTATGAAACAACAACTGAATTATTGCGTTGCATTAGAAACCTTAAAACACATGTTGAAGCTTATACTCTTGAGTTTGAAAAGGATTGGCCAGATATGCAACATGTCAAAAACCTTTATACACTATGCTCTGAAATGGAAAAAAAGATATTTGACATTGCCAATAGATAAAAGGTTTCAATCCCTAGCTAACTACTTTTGTAGTTGGTTAGATTGTTGAAATTGTTCAATTGAAAGGAAATGTCCAATGGCATATAGAACATCAAGGCAACGTAAGCGTCAAGAACAGCTACGTGAGGCAGGTAAGAACATAGTTATAGGTGCTATGATGGGATTAATCCTTGGCGGTGCTTTATTTTTAAATATCAACTAGTCCGATGTCGGACTTAATAATGGAAGGTCAATACAATGATAATTACCAGAACATCAACTCTATCAGGTCACATAAGTTCTATGAATATAGATGTAACACTTGAACAGGTGGCATCATGGGAGCAAGGTGAGCTTGTGCAGAATGCTATGCCTAACTTATCTGCAGATGAGCGTGAGTTTATCATGACGGGTATCACACCTGCAGAATGGAATGAAATGTTTAACTAGTCCGATGTCGGACTTATATCTTGAAAGGATATTAAAATGATTAAAGTAATCGATGCTGATAAAGCTGTAACAATTGCGTTTGAAAAAAGAACTAAGTACCTTAAGGACGCATTAGAACTTGCTATATGTGAGGGCAGAAATACTTTGAGTGTTGAAGAACACAGAGTTAACTCTGTAGATGTAGCACAATTACGTGAGTATGGGTATGGTATTTATGATCCAGAAAATGGTGAGTTATATATAAGTTGGGGTTATGAAAAATGTTAAGTGATCATAATGATGCTGATAACATGTTTAAAATTATCAAGATTGAAGTGCGTGATGTATACGGCAAGCAAAAGATATATCCTATATGTGAAAATGCCAAGCGGTTTGCTCACATTGCAGGTACTACTACGCTTACCTTTGCCACACTCAAATTGATTGAGGAGCTTGGGTACACGTGGGAGTTGCACGACAATGCACTCTCGTACTTGAAACAGATACTGAAAGTGTAGTCCGATGTCGGACTTAATATTGTGAAAGGACACAAATGAAATTTAAATTACACAAAAGTAAGTTATACACCATGCCTAAGCTTAGTCGTGAGGATCGCATAGCTCGGCTGCGAGCACGTATTGAGCTACAGCGTAAGGCTATGTTACCTGTTGTAGATGTGGTGTATGACAACAAAAATAATGTGGTACAATTTACTGCTGATACAGGTTGGAAAACCTACAAACCATAACCCTACTACTACGTAGTAAAATAGTGCTTGACAACAGGTTGGTTATCTGATCTGTTGTAAGCATCAACCAACAACACCAAAAGGAAATTGAATATGTATAATCGTGATGTAAAAGAAATTAAATCATTTGTCCGTTGGGGCGGTACTGATGCCTTTGTAAATACTGGCTTGTTTGTATTGCTAACGATACAAGCAGGATTGTCTACTGTTAAAGGTAGCATGGAAAAAGTAAGCATAGATGGTGTGAAAGCTAATTGCTTATGGGGTAAGAAAGATGAAGGTTACGAATACCTTATCAAGCATGGTGACTACCTACGTGGTAAGATGTATGAGATTGCAGATGCAAAAGGTTACAACAGTGTTGAAGCTTGTGCTGATGTTGTTGAGTTATTTATGACTGTGCCTAACTTGGGTATGGTCAAGGCATCTTTCCTTGCTCAATGCCTAGGTTTCAACGTAGCTTGTATTGATGGACACAATGTCAAGAGACTAGGTATCAATCCCAACGCTGTAAAGACACCACCAAAAGCTATGAAGCCAGAGACTGTACGTCGAAAGGTTGAAGAGTACGTAGTACTTACTCAACGTGAGGGTTCAAAGTATTGGTGGAACACATGGTGCGAATATGTTGCAGGTAACAAAGCTAATCGTAAGCTTACTACAGGCAATGTCGTATCTAAATTTCATGTAGAATGTATAACATACGGGAGGTAACATATGAATGCAGTATACTATGAAGAACTTTATTAAGTTCACTAAGTCCGATGTCGGACTAACTACTAAGAAGAAGCCTAAGCGTGATGATTGGAAGCGTGAGCGTTCAACAGCACGTAAGATCAAAACTAATATGCAAAGAGGCATAACAAATTACAAATCAAAACGTATAGCATAAGGAGCTAACATAACATGACTACTATTTCAAAACCACTAGTGAAGAACACTAACCCAGAACTATATGTGAAGCACACAGCACACATGTCAAGAGCAGGTATTCATACCTACAACTATACATCTGTTGATGACTACATATTACAGAACTGGCGAGTGTCTACTGTAAAACAGATTGCATCTGACTTGAATGAATACCCTAATCGTATTGTATATAGGGTACAAGTATTACAATCTGTAGGTTTAATAGGTAGCAAGTATACGACTAAGCGTGCTACATTGAAGACACAACAAAAAATGCTTGTCACTTGGTTGGCAGACATCAAACAACAATTGGAGGCGTAAGAATAATGAAACATAAAACACAAGCGCAGTGGAAAGCTGAACGTAATGCTAGGTATAAAGTAACTAAAAAGTTATTGAAGTCTATGTCTGAGGAGCAAAGCAAAGCTATCGCAGAAGCTCAAGAGGTTTTGAGTAACACATATTTTATGGTTACAGAAGCTCATGATCTATACATGTCAGACATAGGTAAGATTGAATCTGCTATGTATGCATTGAAGTTTGCGTTCAAGACTGAGGACGAGTAATCATGGCGGTTATGGAATACCATATAACGCTAACTATTGATGGGGTAAGTAAAGTCTTTAAGCTAGATGATACTTATCCCACAGTTAATGATTGGCATAGTGCAACAGAGTTTACTATTAACATGGCAAAGAATAGTTACCCTGATGCAGAAGTAGAGTTTATAGATTGTGCATCACGTGTGCATGAGATATATTCTAAGTGGGGTAACATTAGTGAAGCCCCACTAACAACTCAATAAGTCCGATGTCGGACTAACCATAAAGGAATATAACAATGCATTGGAATACATACTTAGTTGATTTAGACATACCAAAAGAATGGAAGTGTACAAGCTACCACAATGATGAACTACCAAGTTATCAAGTAAAGGGTCTACACATATGGATGGGCAGCCACAATGCAAATGTGCGTGAGGCTGATGCAAAAAACATTTGGGGTACAGATTGGGGTATGCTTACACGTTTTATAGTTCAATTGGCAAGCACCTACAATGGTGAGTCAGATGATCATGCATGGCTGTATTGTACCGATAGCTTTGAAGAACTACAACAATTTGTAAAGGAATATAACAATGAAGATTAGAATACAACTATCCCTATGTGATGGCATATCAGGTGGTCAGATGGCAGGTGATAAGATAGGTATGATAGCGGATACATACATAGCTAGTGAGATAGACAAGTATGCTATCAGTATTACGCAGAAGAACTACCCTAACACTATACAAGTAGGTGACATGACTGAGTGGAGATCATGGGATATTGATTGGTCACAAGTTGACTTAGTTACAGCAGGTTTCCCGTGTCAGGCATGGTCAGTTGCAGGTCAACAGCAAGGTGATCGTGATCCACGAGGTCAATTGTTTTGGGTAGTACTAGACATCATGCAACATGTGCTTGAGCATAACCCTAATGCTAAGTACATAATGGAGAACGTTAGAATGTCTAATGCTTTTGAGGAGTACATCACGTACCACACTGAGCAAGCATTGCCTAATGTAAACAAGTACCTAATCAACAGTGCGCTAGTGTCTGCACAGAATAGGAAACGTTTCTACTGGACTAACATAGAGGGTGTAGTACAGCCAGATGATAGAGGTATAGTCTTGAAAGATATACTTGAGGATGGTTTGACTGACAGAACTAAGTCACATTGTCTTGATGCTAACTACTTCAAAGGTGGTAATCTCAAGTCATACTTCGAGAAGCATCGCAGACAGTTGGTGTTTAGCCCAAATGGTATGTGCCATGTAGGTGATGCTGACTTGAATGGTAATCAGTCTATCAAGCGTGTGTATGCAGCCGAAGGTAAAGCACCTACTCTCACTACTATGGGTGGTGGACACAGAGAACCTAAAGTATTGGTTAAGGGTGGACGCATGGTTGGTAGAAGACTAGACGACAATGGTACTCGTAAAGATTATGATACATCTATACCTATCAAGCAGATGATTGAGGTCAGAGAAGATGATAAGACTAATTGTTTAACCACAGTAACTAAGGACAGTATCTTGATTGAGGATATGTCTTGGCGTAAGCTAACACCATTAGAATGTGAACGCTTACAAACAGTACCAGATGGGTACACTGAAGGTGTATCAAACACACAGCGTTACAAGATGCTCGGTAATGGGTGGACTGTGGACGTGATAGCACATATACTGAAAGGATTATGATATGACTAAGCAAAGAACTAAGATACCTGCGATTGATGATAATGGTAAGTTTGTGTATAAGGATAAACAAACTAGAGATATACAAACATATGATATATCATGTGCTGTTAGTGCATACAAAGAAGGCTATGAAGTTTATGCGCTTAGTCCATCTAATGCTGTTAGACTATTTAGTATAGAAGAAATAGAAGATGCATATGAAAAACAAGCTACAGCCAAAGATAACTTATTTTTAATTAGAGAAGTGGAGATAAAACAATGACACAATACAAACCATACTACAGAAGTAAACCTGTAACAGTACAAGAACGTAAAGATAGACGTGATGCAAGGATAATAACATTGGCTATTATAATATTCACATGCTTTGCATTCCTTGGTGTAGGCTTTGCTTTCTCATTCTTTGTTCGCTATATAACTAGTGCAATAATATAATCCTTATCGTTACTAGTATAGGGGATTGACATTACTATACAAACATGGCACAGTTGCCACACACTTAAACAAATGGAGAATAACATGACTTATATACCTGATCACTTAGACTTTAAAGTAGCATTCGAAGCAACTAAAATGCATGATAAGAAGTACGTTATCAATGAAGATACAGGAGAATACCTTGGCATTGTGGGCAATACATTCCAGTGTGCTGCACATGGTGACTTCTTTCGTGGGGTAATGGATACTGCCACACAAGAGCTAGGTGTTGATGCATTAGATGGTGCAGTCAATCAGTTTAGAACAGCACGTAATGGTGCATGGGCTATGCTTGACGTGACACTGCCTAACATCAAGACTAAAATTACAACTGACAAAGCTGAGACTGAGATTGGTAACAGGATCATAAGCTTACATGGCATTGATGGATCATGTAGTAATCAAGTATTCTTTGGTGCTATAGATTTCTTCTGTACTAACGGCATGATTACGGGTGATCACGACAAGGTGCGTAAGAAGAACACATCTAACTTTACTATGGATAGCTTTATCTATGAACTAAATCGTGCTCGTACTGACTTCTTTCATCAAGCAGAGAAGATGCAAGTGTGGGCAGAGACTAGCCTCAAGTTTATCAACGTCAAGGATTTGATTGAGAGTATCATTAGCTCCAAGACTAAGGCTGAGAAGATGTTTGGTTTATATAATGCTGAGGCTAGTGTGCGTGGACACAATAAGTTTGCATTGTATTCTGCCTTCACTAACTACGCTAGTTATGCTGATGAACGTAATGGTTTCAACCTACGTAACACGGGGCATGATACACAAGCTATCAACATGTGGTCACGTGAACAAGAGGTGAGCAAGTGGGTGAGTAGTAATCAGTTCCGTGTATTGGAAGCAGCTTAATGCCGAAGCTACCTAGATATGTACAAGAGAGAGTGTCACCCCACGGGGTGGTCACTTATCGTTTTAACCCACCGCAATATTTAGTTGACGAAGGTGTAGTATCACGTGAAGAATATGGTGCTGACCTCAAGGAAGTACGTAAGATTGTAAAGGAACGTAATGCAGACATAGACCATTGGCGTGAGCAACAAGCGTTAGTGGTGCAGATTAAGCCATCAAGTAAGGTGACAGATTTGATTAACTATTACTATCAATCTAATGATTTCAATATGTTACGAGACACAACTAAGGTGGATTACAGATACTTCCTAACGATACTACACCAGACTATGGGTGGTAAGAAGTATGACAGTGTAACTACTAAGGTTGCCAAGCAAGCATATGAGGAGTGGGTTAAGCGTGGTATTAGTTTTGCTAATCATGCAGCCACATGTGCAAGTAGGGTATACAACTATGCTATTGACATGGAACATGCCACACAAAATCCTTGGACTAGCATCAAGCGTAAGTCATTGCCACAGCGTAAGGTTGTATGGTCACATGGTGATGTTGTCAGGTTTCTTGATTATTCTTACAGCGATTTTGACTACAGGAATGTAGGCTTGATAGTACACATGGCATACGAATGGTGTCAGAGACTAGGCGACATGCGTACACTCAAGTGGGAAAACATTGACCTACGTACACAGCGATTGCAGTTAGAGCAGAGTAAACGTAGGGCTGATGTATCACTGCCTATATCAGATGATCTGTGTCACATGTTGAATGAACAACGTAATGACTTTGGCTTTCAAGAGTATGTAGCACCACACCCTAAACCTATGAATGGTACGTATGAACCATATGCTATGGAAAGATTGTCTAAGGTGGGTAGACGTGTCATGAGATTGGCTAAGCTGCCAGAAGAGTTACGCCTTATGGACTTACGTAGAACAGGTGTAACACAGATGGTTGAGGCAGGTGTGCCAATTGGACAAGTGATGTCTGTTACTGGACACAATCATGTGTCTTCTGTGCAACCATACATAAAACATACATATGATTCTGCAAATAATGCCTTGACACAAAGAAATGTAAGTGTACAATCGAGTGCAATGAGTAACAATGAAAGTGATATATAAATGAATATACTTAGTATTATAAATGATTTGTCACTTGTTAATGGTGAAACAAAACGAATGACATGTCCTGTATGTAATACTAAGAATACATTTACTGTTACAAATAACATGGGTTCTATTGTATGGAACTGTTACAAGGCTAGTTGTAGTGCAGGTGGGGGTACTCGTACTACACTTACTGCTGACGATATACGTAAGTCACTTGGACGTGTTGCAGAAGAGACACATGCTATAAGTTTCTCAAAACCTGAGTGGATTGTACGTGATAACGATAAGATCAAAGACTTCTGTAACGATTGGGGATTAGATGCACAACATCTAGGTCTACTATATGATGTTAAGGAACATCGTGTGGTGTTCCCTGTTATAAATGGTCACGTTATGGTTGATGCTACTGGTAGATCACTTGGTAAACGTATACCTAAGTGGAAAAGATATGGAAAAAGTATCTTGCCATATGCATCAGGACATGGTAAAACTGCTGTAGTTGTTGAGGATTGCATTAGTGCAGCCATTGTCGGAGACAGTGATGTATATGTAGGGGTTGCAGTGTTGGGTACATCACTATCCCTTGGACACAAGCAGTACTTATCGCAGTTCTCAACAGCTATAGTTGCACTAGACCCTGATGCATTACCCAAGACCTTACAGTTTGCAAAAGAGTTACGAGGTTATGTAGATACTGTTAAAGTATTACGCCTCGAAGATGATTTAAAATATAGACTGCCATCCGACATGGCTAATCTTTCAACCCTAGGAGAATAACATATGGAACTATCCCTTATACGTAGCTTAATGGATAAAGAGTTTTACGATGAACATCGTGGCTCACGTTGTCCAGACAGATTGTTTAGTAAAGATGTACGTAAGATTAAACAATCTATTGATAAAGCAATGGACAACTACGAGCGTACTGTAACACCTGCTGAGATTGAGGCATTGTTTATGTCTAACAATCCCACACTAACTACTGCACAGCGACAAGCATACAGTGCATTGTTTAATCAGATCAACAAAGAACAACCCATGGGTGGTGATATAGCCCAAGAAGTATTGTCTAAACTATTCCAACAGGTTATTGGTGAAGACATTGCTAACCTAGGCTTTGACTATGTAAATGGTAGCAAGTCTAGCCTTGAGCCGTTGCGTCAAATGCTTGAGCAGTATGGTGACGACTTCACACCTAACCTAAACATTGAATGGGAAGACATTGACCTTGATACTATCATTGCTATGACTGACCTTGAGTCACAGTGGACATTCAACATACCTACATTGACACGTAAGGTTGAGGGTATCAATGCAGGACACTTGATTGAGGTAGGTGCTAGACCTAACACTGGTAAGACTTCTTTTCATGCTTCACTTGTGGCTGGTCCTAATGGTTTTGCATGGCAAGGTGCTAAGACAATTGTTCTATGTAATGAGGAAGGCTATCATCGTGTAGCACACAGATACATTACTGCTGCAACTGGTATGGATAAGCATGAGGTTGTAAAAAACAAAGCAAAGGCTATGGAAATCTTTGCTAAGATACGACCAAACATTATGTTTAAAGATGCAACAGGACGTGACATGAACTGGGTTGAGTCAGTATGTAAGTCATACAAACCTGATGTAGTTATACTAGACATGGGTGATAAGTTTGCACGCACTGCAGGTTTCTCACGTCCTGATGAAGCACTCAAGGCTAACGCTATTCATGCTAGGCAGATAGCTAAACAACAAGAGTGTGCAGTATTCTACATGTCACAGTTATCAGCCGATGCAGAAGGTAAGGTTGTGCTTAACCAAGCTATGATGGAAGGTAGTCGTACAGGTAAGGCAGCAGAAGCTGATCTTATGTTTATGATTAGTAAGAATCCTACTGTTGAAGGACAAGAAGAAGAAGACAATCAACGACATATAAACGTGGTTAAGAATAAACTATCTGGATGGCATGGCATTGTACACACAGACCTTGAGTACAAGATTGCGAGGTATGTATGTTGATAACGTGGTTAGACATATCACTGTTAGGTTTCGTTGCAATACTTGGAGTAACTATATGGGAACAGAACAGACAGAAAGCTTTACTTGAGAATGTACTACGTGATGTATATGATCTGGTAAATAAACATAACTCATTGGCAGATGCCTTCGTAGAACTGGCTAATGACTTTGACCAACAACAGGAGAATGATAATGGCTAAATGGAAATCATCAGAGACAAGTGAAGTAAAGGAGTTTGCAATAATGAAAGAGCATCATGTGTATGATCCTGTTGAACGACCTGCACATTACAACCAAAATGGCATTGAGTGTATAGATTATGTACGACAAGTGTTAGGCTTGGATGGGTTCATTGCATACTGTCATGGTAACATGATCAAGTATCAGCATAGGTATCGTTACAAAGGTAATGGTGTAGAAGATATGAAGAAAGCTGAGTGGTATATAAAGAGAATGAATGAGGCATTAGGGGAGAAACATAAATGAAATGTAGTAGATGTGACGTAGCATTAACAGAAGAAAACCAACCACCTTCATGGAGAAAACGTAATCAAACAAATTGTAAGAGTTGTATGAATGAAAACAATCAATCAAATAATCCTAGCAGAATGTATATTAATGGTAAGTATATAAAGAAGACGCACCCCTTGTATAAGGCAGGTAATTATAAATCATTTGGTGATCTAGCTTTTGGCTCTCTTAATAACTACAAACAAATCAAAGAAGGTTATGTGTATGCAATTAGTAACTCTGCATGGCCTGATTGGATT